TTAAGTCAACCATACATTTAGGAACAGTTTTAGTAAAAAACCCAGTAAACAGTGCAGGAGTAAGTTCACCCATAATGTATGCGTTAAACAGCAACACTATAGGGTCGAGTTTTACAGGATACCAAGCAACAGCAGAGCTTGGAGGAGTTAGTGTAAGCACATGAGTTGGACTAACACTACATTAACCACAGCTATTAAAGAATATTTAGAAAATACAGAGTCGTCTTTCGTTTCTAATATTCCTAACTTTATAAAAGCAACAGAAGAGAAAATTTTAAAAAGTGTACAGCTGGATGAATTTAAAAAGAATGTAACAGGTACTGGCACAGCCAGTAATACATATTTAGCCATGCCTAGTGATTTTTTAGCTCCGTTTAGTTTAGCAGTTATAGACGAAAGCAATATATATACTTTTTTAAAATTAAAACATGTGTCATTTATAAGAGACTATACCCCAATTGCTTCTACTACAGGAAATCCACAATACTATGCTGAGTTTGATAGCGACACATTTATACTCGCACCAACACCTAGCAGCAACTTTACATTTGAGTTGCATTATTTTTTTAGACCTCAATCTTTGACAGACAGTTCATCAACAACATGGATTTCAGAAAATGCAATAAATGCACTACTTTACGGAAGTTTAGCTGAAGGTGCTATGTATTTGAAAAATTTTGAATCGATACCAGTTTACGAACAACGTTTCCAAGAAGCTATTATGATGCTTAAAAACCTTGGAGAAGCTAAAGACACCAGAGACCAATATAGGTATGGTGAAATAAGGAGAGAACCACAAGCATGATAGAGATAGACACTACATCCACATTAGGATCTATAGGTGTTTCGACTACCGAGCACAAAGGTCATACTCCTGAGTTTTGGGCAGAACGTTGCACAGAAAGAATATGTGGTATTTCTGATAGTGCAGAACCACATGTTCGTCAACAAGCAGAAGCATATAGACTAGCTATTTATTCTGCAATACTTTATTATATTAAACAAGCAATTAACAGTCAGGTTGTAACTATGAACAATGTATTACAACAACAGGGTCATAAAGATCTGGCTAAAATATTACAGGAGCTGAAATAAAATGGCAATTACATCAACATTAACAACTAGTTTTAAAAAAGAACTTTTAGAAGCTACACATAATTTTTCTGCTTCAGGCGGAAATAGTTTTAAACTAGCTTTATTTACTAGTTCAGCGTCACTAGATGCTACTACAACTGCATACTCAACTTCTAATGAAGCGAGTGGAACTAACTATACTGCAGGAGGAGCAGCACTTACTAATGTAGCTCCAACTACAGGTGGTACTACTGGGTTTACAGATTTTTCTGATCTAACTTTTAGTAACGCTACCGTAACTGCTAGAGGCTGTCTTATTTATAACGACACTAATAGTGATAAAGCAGTAGCAGCAATCGACTTTGGTGGAGATAAAACATCTACCGCAGGCGATTTTACTATAGTTTTTCCAGCAGCAGCAGCCAGTACAGCAATTATACGTATAGCCTAAAATGTCTCAGTACCTGAATGGCTGGGGACGTGGTACTTGGGGACAACTCGATTATGGTCAATCAGCAGTTCCTCTTGAAATAACTGCACCAGCAGCAGGATCAGTAGGCACACCTGTTGCAACAGTAAATGCTCAGGCTATCGTATCAGTGGCTGGAGTTACTGCCAGTTTAGGTAGTGTAACTGTTACTATTCAAGCTGACGCTAATGTAACACCCTCAACTTTATTAGCAGCAGGTAATCTAGGTACTGCCACAACAACTTCAGTGAATAATATAAGCGTAAGTGGATTAAGCAGCACATCAGCTTTAGGCACATCAAGTTTAATAACAAACAATAATATATCTGTTGCTGATGATTTTGACTCACCTATGTCTGGGGAAGTAGGTACTGTTATTCCAGTTAGTAATAATAATTTATCAGTTTCTGGTTTTAGTAGTACTTCAGCTTTAGGAACTAGTTCAGTCAGTACAGTAAATAACATTTTTATAGCTGGTGTTTCTTGTACTTCTTCTTTAGGAACAGTCACTACAATTTGTAAAGCAAACGTATCTCCAGAATCAGTACAAGCAGAAGCTATATTAGGTTCTACACTGGTTTGGGGTTTGGTAGATGATTCACAAACACCTAATTGGCAAGAAGTAGCTTAACTTTTGTGGAAAAACAACTTATAATAAATTTGCACGGAGAAAAACATGGCAACATATGTAAATGATTTAAGGTTAAAAGAGATAGCCACAGGTGATGAATCAGGAACTTGGGGAACAAGTACTAATACTAATTTAGAACTTATTGCTGAAGCTTTTAGTTATGGTACCGAAGCTATAACAACTAACGCTGATACTCATAGTACTGAAATAGCTGACGGTTCTACTGATCCTGGAAGATCAATTTACCTTAAATACACAGGTACTCTTGATAGTGCTTGTACTATTACGTTAGGTCCAAACACCGTATCAAAACTCTGGTTTATAGAAAATGCTACATCTGGTTCGCAAAACATAATTATTTCACAAGGTAGTGGTGCAAACGTCACTATACCAGCAGGAGATGTAAAAGTAGTTTATTCAGACGGAGCAGGTTCAGGAGCAGCAATAGTAGACGCTTTTGCTAGTCTTAATGTAGTAGATTTAAAAGTAGAAGACGATTTAACAGTTACAGATGATTTAATTGTAAATGGTGATATAGACTTAGAAGGCAACATGGATGTCAATGGAACTCTTGAAACAGATGCTATTTCTATTGATGGAACTACAGTCACATCTACAGCAGCAGAACTAAACATATTAGACGGAGTAACATCTACTGCTGCTGAATTAAACATATTAGATGGTGTAACTTCAACTGCTGCAGAACTAAACATATTAGATGGAGTTACATCCACAACAGCAGAACTTAATATTCTTGATGGTGTCACTAGCACCGCAGCAGAATTAAATATATTAGACGGAGTAACAGCTACCGCAACAGAAATTAATTATAGTGATGGAGTAACTTCCAATATACAAACCCAACTCGATACAAAAACCTCAACAGGTAAAGCCATTGCCATGGCTATAGTATTCGGATAATTTAGGAGAAAAATATGGCAACAGTAAATATAGTAAACGTAACGTCCATTTTACCATTTAATATATTTGGTTCCGTTACAACCTCAGCAGTAGACGTAATAGATGTACCTGCTGATAAATTATATAAGGTAAACACAATAATAATATCTAACATAGATGGCACAAATTCAGCTAATATTTCAATAGGAGTATCAAGAAATAATGGTTCAACTTATTATAATCTAGCTTCAACAGTTGCAGTGCCAGCAGATTCAAGTTTAGTGGTTATTGATAAAAATTCTTCAATCTATTTAGATGAAACAGATTTATTAAGAGTAACAGCTAGTGCTAATAGTGATTTAGAGTATATAATTTCTGGTGAAATCTTAGACGATGCGTAAGGAGTTAGAAAATGGCTCATTTTGCAGAACTTGACAGTAATAATAACGTAATACGAGTAGTAGTAATATCTAACGAAGATGTAGATGCTAATGGTGGCGATTTACACCCAGACGCAGAAACTTTTGTAGCTTCTGTAGTACCACACTCAGAAACTGGTGTCGCTTGGAAACAAACTTCTTACCACCATAATTTTAGAAAACAATATGCTGGGACTATTCATTACTATGATAGTTTTAAAGATAAATTTATAGACTTACAGCCATTCCCATCTTGGTATTTAGACAATAATGATGACTGGCAACCACCAGTAAATTACCCTGATACATTTGATATAGATGGTCTTGCAGCTAATGCAGAATGGGATGAGGATAATCGAAGATGGATTGGTAAAACATTTGACCATACTACTGACCCAGTAACAGAAACTGATTACTTTTGGGACGATAATAATTCACAATGGAAGGAGATTTAATATGCCTATTACAAAAATTCAAAGAAGTCCATTAATAGGAAAAGACCAAGAACCAGTTTTTTCAGCAAAAGTAACATCTTTTAATAGCAGTACAAACTATGTAGTGCCTTCTAAAACAACCTCAGTAACTTATTTAGTAGTTGCTGGTGGAGGTTCTGGAGGAAGAATCGGTGGAGGCGGAGGAGCAGGAGGTTTTAGAACTTCAGTTCCTGGAGCAACATCTGGTGGCGGAGCTTCCGCAGAACCAGCATTAACTGTTACCGCAGGCTCAACAGTACCTGTTGTAGTTGGAGGAGGTGGACCAGGAACAACTAGCGGTAATGGAAATTGGAGACCAGGAAATGATTCAAGTTTTGGACCTATTGTTTCTGTTAAAGGCGGAAGCGGTGGTAATAGGTTTGCTTACACTACTCCAAGTGGTACTGCTGGCGGTAGTCGGCTTGGACAAGACGGAGGTTCAGGTGGAGGTTCTGGTATTTGGTATAGTGTTGGTAATTATCCTAACGGAGACGCTGCAGGTCGAGGAACAGCTAATCAAGGTTTTCCAGGTGGAGGTGCTAGAAGTCCAACACACAACTATGGTTGTGCTGTAGGTGGCGGTGGAGCAAGTGAAGCTGGTCAAAAAGGCAATCCTGATAATGTTATCGGAGGCAGAGGTGGAGCAGGTGTTGCATCTAGTATTACAGGCTCTCCAGTAGTTTACGCAGATGGCGGTGGAGGAGCAGCAGGTGATACTGGTCTTTCAGTTCCTAATGACAAAGGAGGAGCTCCTGGTCCAGGAGGAAGTGGCGGAACAGGATATGGAAGTGGAGACCATCCTGCTTTACACGCAACAGATGCAGCTGCTAATAGAGGCGGAGGTGGTGGAGGTAGTGGTTATGGTCCCGCATCTCCTTCTTTTGCAGTTGTCGGTGCAGGTGGTTCAGGATTTGTTGCTGTTAATGACCCATTTGGTGATTTTCAAGCATCAAGTGTTTGGAGTTTAAGTAAAGTATACGAATTAAAAAAGGACGGCGACTGGATTTAGTCCACGCCTTCAAATGGAACTTTATTTTTGTATTAGTATGCAACGTGCAGGTAACACCTTACTTGGCAGTATCTTAAACCAAAACCCCGATATAACTCTTACAGCTAATAGTCCTCTTACTGAAATTATTTACCAACTTGACTTAATAAAAACTAATGACGAAATTCCTCAACAACTAAATTTTCCTCATAATAAGTCTTTAGATAATGTTATTAAGAAAACTTTTTATACTTATTCTGAAACATTTAAAACAAAATATGTTATTAATAGGTGTAATTGGGGTTCAGATGGAAACCTTGAATTATTAGAAAAGTATTTTGATAAAAAAATTAAATTTTTAATTTTGTATAGAAACCCTTTAGAGTGTTTAGCTTCGTTATTAAAAGCATTTAAAGTAAAAAAAGAAAATATTGAAATAGATGCAGATTATTACATGAACTCAGAAACAGGTGTTTTAGGAAATGTTATTAAGCAAATTCCTTTAGTACAGAAAAACTATGAACATTTATTTATTACATACAACCAGTTAATTGCTAACCCACAAAGTACAGTTAATAGTATTTATGATTTTTTTAATATACCTAAATTTAAACATACTTATACAAACTTAAAACAATTTGAAATACAAGGTGTGCAGTATGATGATTCTATTTTTGGTGATGTAGATTTACATACAATAAGAACAGATAAAATAGAAAAGAAAACATACCCAATAGAAGATTTTTTACTTCCTTCTGTTATAGAAAAATATAAAAATATAGGAAAAGAGTATGAATCTTAAATGGTATTATTGGTATTTTAAATCTGCTATACCAGAAAAAATATGCGATGATATAGTACGCTATGGTAAAGAACAAGATAAACAAATAGCTACTACAGGAAGTAATAATAAAAACGAACTTACAGAAGTAGAACTTAAAAACATTCAAAAGAAAAGAAAGTCAGATGTGGTATGGATGTCTGATAGATGGATATATAATGAAATACAACCTTACATACATCAAGCAAATGAAAATGCTGGTTGGAATTTTGAATGGGATTGGTCAGAGCCTTGTCAATTTACTGAGTATAAAAAAGGTCAATTTTATGATTGGCATTGTGATTCTTTTGAAGTACCTTATGACGAACCTGAAAATCCAAATAGACATGGTAAGTTAAGAAAACTTAGTATGACTGTATCACTCACTAACCCTGAAGAATATGAAGGTGGAGATTTAGAGTTTGATTTTAGGAATACAGATGAAGGTTCACAACCAAGAATATGTGAAGAAATTAGAAAAAAAGGAAGCGTAATAGTTTTTCCTTCTTTTGTTTGGCATAGAGTAAAGCCTGTAACAAAAGGAACACGACACTCTTTAGTGTGTTGGAATATAGGATATCCATACAAATGATAAATAAATTAAAAAATCCATTAACAGAAGATTATAAAGAGTTAAAGAAAATTGTACTTTCTAATGAAATATCTTGGCATTATAGTCCTACAACTACTATAAACCTTGACTCAAAAAGTAAAGATATGGAATTTTTTAGTCATATATTATTAAACAGACCAGACCCAACAGATAACGGAATTAAAGTTCCTCTTGTTACTTCCCCATATTTTGAAAAATGTTATTTAATTTTAGAACACATATTAGATTTTAATAATATACATTTTGATGTTCTCTATAGAATGAATCTTAATTTAACGCTACATAGTAGTGTTAAGGAAAGCACACCGCATATAGATTTACCTTTAAAGCATAAAGTTATAATTATTTACTTATCTAGTTTTGAAGAAGGAAAAACAATAGTATTAGATAAAAACAATAAAAAAATATACTCAGAAGCAAAAGAAGACAACATAATAATGTTTGATGGTGAGTTAGCACATTATCAACAAAGTCCTACAATAGATGACAAAAGAGTAGTTATGGTTGCAAATTTTTTATAGGAGTAAAATGAGTTTTAAAAAAGATAAATACCAAGTAATTAAAAATGCTATTTCAAAAGAACTAGCAGATTTTTGTTATCAATACTTTTTAAATAAACGAGCAGTAGCAAGACATTTGTTTGATGAAAAATATATCTCACAGTTTACTCAATACTTTGGTGTTTGGAATGACCCACAAATACCTGAAACTTACTCACACTACGCTGATATAGTTATGGAAACTTTATTACAAAAAGTAAAACCTGTAATGGAAGAACAATCAAAAGTTAAACTTATTGAAACATATTCATATGCTAGAATATATAAAAAAGGTGATGAATTAAAAAGACATAAAGATAGATATTCTTGTGAAATATCAACAACTATGCATTTAGGTGGCGATGAATGGTCAGTATATGTAGAACCCGATATTAAAATAGATTTAAAACAAGGTGATATGTTAATGTATCGTGGTTGTGAATTAGAACATTGGAGAAAACGGTTTGAGGGGGAAAGTTGTGGACAAGTGTTTTTACATTACAACGATGCGAGCAGTAAAGATGCTGAACAAAATAAATATGACACTAGACCTATAATTGGATTGCCTGCTCATTTTAGACAATGAACTTTATAGGCGAATATCAAATAAGTGAAGATGCTGTTGATGAATTAATAGAGTATTGGAACAACAATAAAACTAACGCAGAAGATGGTACAGTAGGTGATAATAGGGTAGATATAAAATATAAAAAATCATTAGAAGTAATGATAACCCCAGAAGATTTAAAAAATTTTTTATATAGAGATGAATTGTTAAAATGCTTAGAACAATATGTTTCAAAATATAAATTTGCTAATGAGGTAGAATTTTATGGTATCGACCATTATACCAAAATACAATATTACGACAAAGGATGGGGTTTTTACAAATGGCACATGGAAAACGATGGTTTTCCTACTGTTATAAGCAGACACCTAGTTTTTAGCACGTATCTAAATGATGTTAAAAATGGAGGAACAGAATTTTTATATCAAGATTGTGTTACGAAAGCTAAAAAAGGTTCAACAATTATTTTTCCTGCAGGTTGGACACATACTCATAGAGGACAAATATCTGAAAACCAAGAAAAATACATTATTACAGGATGGTTTAATTTCTTAAGCGATTAAGTGTTTTTTATACTATAATAATATCAAGTCTGTAAATGCAGACTCAATTAAAGGAGAAACTAAATGACAATACTAAATATATTTTCATGGGTGACAACTATAATAGCTATAGCATCATTAGTTGCAGCTATCACACCAACAC